TGGAAGGACTTCACCCGGTCGTACGGGGGCTTTGAAACGGCCTACCCACCCAGTCCTCTCCACCTGGCCGTCTTCTCCTATTTCTCAGCGGGTGGGACCACGGCCATCGTCATTCGGGCCGTTCGACTTGACTCCTCCGGTCCGGTGGCGGCGACGCACACCTTCTCGGACCTGGCTACCGGAACGGCCCAGCCCAGCCTGGAGGTCAGCGCAGCCAACCCAGGATCCTGGGGTGACAATCTCTACATCGACATCCTGCCGGGGACTATCCTTCCGCCGGTCGGTTCATCGGACCTGACGCCGCTCAGCTTCACGTTGGTGGTCAAGTACCAGGGCAGCAGTCCGGTCAACCAGGTGGAGCGCTGGGAGAACCTCTCGATGGTGCCGGGGTCGACCAATGCCGGGTTGAACAACTACGCCCCCGACATCATCAACAGTCCGTTCACCGGGTCGAACTTCATCAGCGTCATTGACGTCGCCAAGGCGCAGACCACGCCTACCCCTCCTCCGCACAACAACCCGAAGTCAACGACAACGAGTCAGCAGTTGGCCGGCGGTACTGACGGGAGCGCCCTCACCCTCACTGACATCACGACGGCGGTGGAGCTCCTCGACAACTACCCTGATCAGCCGATAGTGCTCAATCTCCCCGGTATCAGCGACTCCACCACGTTGGGCCCGGTCATCGGCTACGCCCAGAATCGCACTGATGTCTTCTTGGTGATTGACTGCCCGCCTGGGGTGTCCGATGCCGCGTCGATGGTGGCGTCCGCCCAGGGTCTAGGGGCCACTGCTCAGGCGGCGATCTACTATCCGCAGGTCCAGATTGCCGACCCGTACTCTCCGGTCGCTGGACGCACCAGGCTGATCCCGCCTGGTGGATTCGTGGTTGGGCAATACATCGCTACGGATGCCAGGCGGGGTGTCGCTAAGGCGCCGGCGGGACTGGGGGCGTCTCTTCTGGGTGTGTCGGGCCTGGAGTTCACCCTGTCCAATGTCGACCAGGGCATCCTGACCCAGGGGAACGTGAACTGTCTGATCGCCATTCCTGGTTCAGGGATCGTGATCTGGGGCGCCCGCACCTTGTCGCCGTACCTCGTCACTCGCTACGTGCCGGTCGAGCGCACGATCATCTACCTCCAGACCCAGTTGGTGGCGCTCTCCCGGTTCGCGGTGTTTGAACCGAACGACTGGGTGCTGTGGAATCAGATCACGTCGGTCATCACTCAGTTCTTGAACCAGTTCTGGCAGAGCGGCGGACTTCAGGGATTGAATGCTCAGCAGGCGTTCTACTGCACGTGTGACGCCTCCAATAATGTGCCGCAGAGCATTCAGCAAGGCATCGTCAAGGTGGAAGTGGGGGTTGCTCTCCAGTACCCCGCCGAGTTTGTCGTCATCAGCATCGGTCAGTGGGCTGGTGGTCAGAGCGTCGCCGTTACCGCGCAATAAAGGAGCACACACATGACTAGTCGAGGGCTGAACTCAGATCCTCTGCGGAACTTTCGGTTCCAGGTCAACATCAACAACACGAATATTCCCCAGATGGCGAAGTTGGGTTTCATGGCGATGTCGGGTCTCGCCGTCAACAATGAGGTCATCCCGTACCGTGAGGGTGGCAACAACACCACGACGCGCAAGATGCCGGGTCAGTCCGACTTCGGGCCCATCACCTTGACCAGAGGCTTCATGGCGGCGCCGATCAAAAGTGGTGCGGGAGGCGGAATAGAAAATGCGGGAACCAACGAGATCTACCAGTGGTTCAGTCAGATCTTCGCCGTCAATGTCGGCGGTGGCTTCGCCGCCGCTTCTCCGGACTTTCGGGTCGGCGTGACCATTGATGTGATGGCGCACCCCATCACGTCGGGCGCATCTGCCGTCGGGGTTGACGTTACGCCGCCCATCAAGGCCCGGTTCATCCTCTACAACGCCTGGCCGATGGGCTACTCCTTCTCGGACTTGGAGGCCGGAGGCAACGCCGTCTTCATCGAGAACCTGACTCTGGCGCACGAGGGCTGGGGCCTGATCACCGCTCAGCAGGATCCCACGAGCTACGTTCCCAGTTCGCAAACCCTATGACGGCTTTTGAACCAGTAGTCGACCCACTCATTGATCCTGAGGGGGCGAGCGAGAAGGTCAAGGCCCTCACGGCACCTTCCGTTCCGCTCATGAAGGATCCTCCAGGCAACAACGTGGTGTTGCCTGGTGGCTACATCGATGCCGAAGGCGATCTGCACACTGATGCCCGCATCCGAGAAATCAATGGGTCGGATGAGGAGGCCATGGCCCGTGAGCTTCGCAATCCGACCATCAACATCCCCAAGGTGGTCGACCTGCTGCTCAAGCGGACAGTCCTCGCCATCGGCACCATCGAACCGGTGCCGGCCAAGGTCCTGGGGAGCATGCTGACTGGGGATCGTGCTTCCCTGATGCTCGACGTGCGGATGCTCACCTTCGGGAGTGACTGGGAGGTGCCCGACTTCCCTTGCCGTCTCTGTGGCAAGGAGTTCGGCACCATCGTTGAGCTCAACTCGATCCCCGTCAAGAAGCTCGACAACCCGATGGTTCAGGAGATCGACGTTGAGCTCCGGAACGGTCACACAGCGACCGTCGGTCTCCTGACCGGTGTGGCGCAGCTAGAGATGGTGGGCGATGGCAATCGCACCGGGCCCGAGGAGGCCACCATCGCCATCGATCGTTGTCTTCGGAAGCTTGATGGCATGCCGGTGGCTGGACCTGCCGCCCAACGGATGAGCATGGCCGACCGGCGCACCGTCATCAAGGCCCTGGCCGAAGCGCAACCCGGCCCCCGCATGGAGGAGGTGGGAGTGACATGCACCGAATGCGGCAGGGAGGCCAACTACACCGTCAGCCTGGTCGACTTATTTCGCTAGCAGTCTCACTCCTTTCGACGTCCTCTACCTTCAGTACCAACGGATCTCGGAACGGTTCCCTGGCTGGGGTCTGTCCGAGATCAAGTCCATGCCCTACTTTGAACGCAAGCACTGGATCAACGTCGTGATGAGCGATGGCTGACGGGTACGGGGCAGGGCTGTTCGATTCCAGTGGGCCCAAGGAGTTCGCCGACGCCGTCGGTCAGATCTCCTCAAAGCTCACTGGTGTCCAGACATCGTTCGGAACATTTGGTACCCAAGCCCAGGGGAGTTTGCAAGGCATCAGCAAGGCCGTAGACGACCTCACGGCCAAGCTGGGGCAGCTACAGAACGCGGTGGGTGGTCTGAATCTGGGTGGTGGTGGGGGCATGGGTCAGCCGGCTGCTGCCCCACCGAGTGGGAACACCGGATCTCCCACCCCGCAGTGGGACATGGCGAACGTTTCTCAACCGACCGGTGGTCCTACCGTTCAGTCTCCTGGTCCGTTGGCCGGTATGCCGCAAAATACGGCCTCGGTTACTCAGCAGTTCCCGTCGCAGCAGCAGGGCAGTGCCTCCATGGGTCAGCGTGCCGTCCAATCCATGGTTCCCGCCGCCGTCGGTGCAGCAGGTACCTACGCCAAGGGCATGATGGCGACGGCCATCCAGGGCCAGTCCATCGGTCAGATGTATGGCCCTCTCTTCGGCCAGAGTGCGCGCAGTCTGTACGTGCAGCCTCCGGGCATAATGTCCCAGAACGCTCAGGACTTCGCCCAGTCGAATCTCTACGCCATACAGAACCTGGGACTCGCTCCGGGGACGAAGAACTGGTCTTCGGTGATGGGAGCGGGTGGTTCGGTCCAGCAGTTGATGGGCCTTGAACCGGGTCTCACTATGCAGCAAGGTACTCAGCAGGCGGGGGGAATGTATTCCCCGCAGACTTTGAACCGTGAGTTAGCGCTTGGCTTTGACTTCAGCCCCGCTGGTAGAAGGGTTCCGGCGCAGCAGCAGTACCAGCAGGTCTTCCAGCGGTTGACACGGGGCCAAAAAGTCAACCCATCGGAAATTCAAGACTTTATGCGACCCGGTGGGCCAGGGGACGCGCTCATGCAAGCCATTGGTTGGTCCGGGACGGGGGCTGAGCAAGGGTTCCAGAACTACGCCCTTGAGCAGGCGGGCTTCAAGGGCAAGTTGCCCAACATGGGTACCGCCGCCGGCATCAAGCAGACGACGATCGGTGGGACCGCCGGGTTCTCCCAGCTTCAGCGCCAGTCCTCTCAGTCTCGGTTGGAGCAGCAGGCCGAACCGGCTCTCGCCCAGACATCGAAGGACCTGAACGACGCGGCGACCAAACTGCTGAACGCCACCAACGGCCTTGCCAGTGTTCTTGGTGGTGGGGGCGGCGGTGGTGGTTGGGGCGGTGCGGCATCGACGGCTGCCACTCTTGGAGGGACGTATATCGCCGGCAAGGTGGCGACAAAAGTGGGCGGCAGGGTGCTCGGAAGGGTGGCGCCCAATCTTGCTGGTCGTGTCGCCTCGA